ATCGCCGTCTGTTCTAGCTGGCACAGCCATATCCGCTACTGAATTGGTGGTTAAAGAATGAAGACTATAGGCGACACGCTGCCAAGAAGGTTCAAGGCTAAGGCCAGCGGTTCGATTACTGCGGGTAAGCCTTGCATTGTCGAGGCTGATGGGGATGTAGCGCAGGTGGCCTTGGTATCTGTTCCACAAGCCATTGGCTCTCATGTAGAGCCAGAAACAAACGTAGCTGAGTATATTGACGGCGCTTTTGATAGCACGAACAACAAAGTAGTTTTCGTTTACGACGATGAAAATGCAGATGCCGCAGAGGCCATTATCGGCACGATTTCGGGGACGAGCATCAGCTTTGGTACTCCTGTAGCCTTTGACACCGCACCAGAGTATTTGAGAGTCACCTTCAATTCTTCCACTGGAAAAGTAGTCGCCGCCTACAGGGATGGTGACAATTCGGGCTACGGAACCGCTGTTGTGGGCACTGTATCAGGAACCTCAATTAGTTTTGGCACCCCTGTCGTTTTTAAGTCAGCAGAGTCCCGCTACATGGCTATGGATTCTGCCGACGGCAGTAACGTGGTCATAGTTTATCGTGGGTCAACTGGTTATGGTCACGGTATTGTGGGCGCGATTTCGGGGACAAGTATCAGTTTCGGTTCTGCGACCTCAATTAGCAACTCAAACAACAAATTTGAGTTTTCGGCAGTCACATACGACAGTAACGCGGATAAAGTGCTCGTCAGTTACCACGGCGATAGCAACTACGGATATTCTGCTGTAGGCACAATCTCCTCCACGAGTATCAGCTTTGGAACACCGGCACAGTTCAACGGAACCAACGCACTTCTCACTAGCGATTCAAGGTCCGTGTCATCAGCATTTGATCCAAATACAAATCAAGTGGCGATTGGGTTTATCGATAACTCAGACAGTGCAAAGTGCAAAGTTGTAATGGCTACGATATCAGGCACAAGCGTCAGTTTTGGGTCGGTGGCAACTGCCAACTCAGGTGATTGCGCGTACCCCTCGGTCCAATACCATTCAGCGGGTGAGAAAGTCGTTGTGGCTAATCGTAATGCGACGGGGACAGATGACCTAGAGGCGGCGGTTGGGACGGTATCGGGCACGGGGATTAGTTTTGCCACGGCTTTTACTGTTGACTCCGCAGATAGTGGCAGCCCTGTTTATAACTGGGTGTCTCTTGTGTATGACAGCAATCTGACTAGCCTTGCGGTCGGATACAAATCTTACGACAGCAACAACAGAAGATTCCGTTGTAATGTTTTCCAGATCGCACACAATGCCCCTAACTTGACCTCCGAAAATTACATAGGCATTGCAGAGTACGCAGCGGCTGACACAGAAACAGCTACAGTTTTTATTAAGGGCGGTGTTAGCCCAGATCAGTCTAGCCTGACGCCAGGTCAAACTTATTTCGTCCAAACAGACGGCACGATAGGAACGTCAGCAGGCACTCCCAGCGTTACCGCTGGCACGGCTGTTACATCCACCAAACTGATAGTGAAGGGTTGATATGACGTATCTAGGCAGACAGCTTAATGCACCAGCCAGCACGGTTCAGTTGACGGCAGAAGGTGCGATCACTGCTGGGAAGCCTTGTATTATTGAAGCTGATGGTGATGTGGCACAAGTAGCGGAAGGTGGTTCAGAACTAGGTTCTGCCGCCGTTGTTGATAGCAATAATGTTTCGCAAACTCTAATAGCCTATGACTCAAGTGCGGGCAAGGTGGTTATTGCGTACAGAGACAATACAAACGCAAATAAAGGACAAGCCCGAGTAGGCACTGTTTCTGGAAGTTCAATTACTTTTGGCACTGAGGTTACTTTTGCTGACGCGTCAACTACCCCTCTGGGCATTTCGTATGATGCAAATGCAGGAAAGGTGGTTATTATTTTTTATGACGATGGAAATTCAAACTATGGCACGGCTGTTGTCGGCACGATAAGCGGTACCGATATCAGTTTTGGCACAGAGGTTGTTTACAACTCTGCCAACTCATACGGGGGAGGTATCGCTTACGACATTAACGCTCAAAAACATTTGATTGCTTACAGAGATAGTGACAATCGCGGGAAGGCTCGCGTGGGCACGGTGTCAGGGACGAGTATTTCTTTTGGAACGGAGGCGCAGTTTGAGTCGAGTACTTTCTATTACGGCGATGTAACCTACGACGAAACCGCACAAAAAAGTATCATTTTCTGGAACAGAGGGTTTGGTAGCGGTCAGGCAGTTGTCGCTACGATTAGCGGCACTGATGTTACTTATGGAAGCATTGCAGAGTTTTCGTCTAGCGCGTTAGGTTCTGAAGGCCCAGAGGGGGCTTATGATGCAACATCACAAAAAGTGGTCGTTGCTTATTCGGACGGTGGCAATTCAAATTATGGCACTGCTAAAGTCTGCACTATTAGCGGAACAAGTGTAAGTTTTGGCAGCGCCCAAGTTTACAACTCTACCGCAGAGGCTATGACGGGTCTTGGGGCTGGTGGAGGAAAGCTCGTTGTGGCGTATTCAATCAACTCAACAAGCAAAGGAAAACTCAACGTAGGAACAGTGTCTGGGACATCCATATCGTGGGGTTCCGCTGTAGAGTTTGAGGACGCACAAGTTGAAAATACTGCTGTTGCATACGATTCCACAGCAGGCCGATTTGTCATTGCTTATCGAGATCAGGGAAATTCTAGCGCCGGTACATCAATAGTTTTTGCGGCTGTTACCACAAACCTTACCTCAGAAAACTTTATTGGCTTCGCGGAAAACGACTGCACCGATAATGGTCTAGCGACGATTCAACTAGGCGGCTCAGTCAACAACAAACAGACCAGCTTGACCGCAGGGCAGACGTATTTTGTACAGACTGATGGCACAATAGGCACCACTGCCGATTCACCATCTGTGACGGCAGGTACAGCAGTTTCATCCACTGAAATTTTAGTAAAGGGCTAAAACATGAAAACTATCACCGAAAACACAACCAAGCTGTCTAAGTATTTGTTCGAGGATAGCAAGGCCGTGGACATGGGCTCTGACAAGATCACGATTGGTGACCCGTCCTCACCGGATTTTTATATTGCGGATTTAAACTCCAGCAACGCTACGTTGACTGAAAGCGTTACAGATGCTCCTGAGAACTGGTCTGGGAACCGCTACACTTACGATCCTGCAGCGGACCCTAAGTGGGTTGCAAATCCTGATTGGGTCGATCCTAGCGCCTGATAGAAAACTTACAGGGAGAGGCAACAATGCTGAGTGAACGCCATTTGGCTGGTACTTGTTATGGACACATGGGTTTACAGTTATGTGCCGGGCACCTACCAACTGGCGGGGTATCGGCTTTGCGTCTATAAAAAATACCACCAGGAGTCGGAAGAGCGCTTCCGATATCACATTCCCTATGTCCACTGGCAGCGCTGTCCTCCGTATGTCTATCGGGAGGTGGCAGAATGATCGATCCCATCACTGCCGCCAGCCTGGCGACGAGCGCTTTTACTGGGGTAAAAAAATTTATAGAGGCCGGCAAGAGTGTAGAAGACACCATGATGGTAGTCGCGCGGTGGCAGGGGCATATAAGCGACTTCGCTTGGTCTGTAAAACGCGAGCAGAAAAAAAGCCTCAATCCATTCAAGACCGTGACTTTCAGCGAGTCCGCCTCTGGAGAGGCGGCGAAAATTTTTGCGTTACGCAAGAAGTTGGAGGCTCAGCGCAAGGAAGTCCTCCAGTACATTAACCTAGCGTATGGCAAAGAGGGCTTACAGGAATATCGGGCTCTGGTTGAAGAGGTAAAGCAGCGGCGCCAGGCAGAGGTGTATGCCGCTGCAGAGCGCGCGGACTTCGTAAAAAAAATGATGATGCTTGTGCCGTTATTAGGTCTTGCAGTGTATTTAATTATCTTTATCATCAAGTCAATTAAATAGAGGGAAAGGTCATGCAGGGAGTGATCATTGAATTTACGCCTGGAGAAAAGAGGGTGATTGATAGATCTTTGGCGGTTGCTAAGCGCGCAAAGAGACAAGTGCAAAGTATCTTAGCCTTCGTTTGGGACGTCAGTGACGCGGGGAGTCAGTTCTTAAGTACACTCTTTGGAGGGATGCCGGGACAAACTCTGGCCTCTAGAGCCGGCAGAAATAAACACCTTCCCTTCTGGAACGCTCTGCGCAAGTTGCTGAATTTGCTGTTCAGTCCTCGCACGAAGCTGCATTGTGAGCGCGCGATACAGCGAGATCTAGAGCGATCGAAAGCAATTTTATCGATTAGAAAACCATACTACCGGGTGTGACATGACGCCGCTCGCAGATAAGGGACGTTAAGATGGGTGAGGATATGAAGCAGGTAGTTGACACGTTTTCGGTAGCTACGATGGTGGGAACCATCGCCGGCCTCTTACCAGCGCTCGCTGCGCTGCTGACGGTTGTGTGGACCGCCATCAGAATCTGGGAGACAGACACCGTTCAAGATCTGTTCTCGAAAAGACGCAAGCGCGATAAGAAAGGGCGTTTCGTCAAGGAGAATGACTGATGCTGCAGGCGCTTATAGGGCCCGTTGCCGGACTACTCGATAAATTTATTCCTGATGCAGACGAGAAAGCGAAGCTGGCCCACGAAATCGCGACCATGTCTGAGCGCCATGCCCAGGAGATCGCACTTGAGCAGATCGAGGTACTTAAGCTCGATGCCAAGGGAAACTGGTTTCAATCGAGTTGGCGTCCTCTAGCTGGTTACACATGCGTGCTTGGACTGATGGTCAATTTTTTGATTTCCCCGATTGCCGCAGGATTTGGAGTGGATATACCGCAGGCGGACGCCGGCGTAATGATGCCTCTCCTCTTGGGAATGTTGGGTTTGGGTGGCGCTCGTTCATTTGAACGTGTCAAGGGCGTCGGGAAATGAAATGCTACGCATGCCAGAGTGAGCTGATTGTAGGCGGAGATGAATCCACCAATGAAGAAGATGAAGAACACGCGATGGTCACCAATCTATCGTGTTCTGTCTGCAACGCTTTTGTAATCGTTTATTGGGGCAGCAAAGAAAAAAAAGATGTCGCCTGAGACATTAGATCGGTGGAGACTGATTCCGCGCCTAGTGATGGTCTGTGTCCTTCTATTCACCTACCGCGTAGTCGAATGGTACATGGGTCTAGAGACCCCGACCACACAACAAACCTCTCTCGTTGCAACGATGACGGGGTGTTTGACAGGTAGCTTTGGGCTGTTTTTGGGATCAGGTAAGAAAGAATGAGGACAGGCAGTCAAGGTGTAGCACTCATCAAAAAGTTTGAGGGGTGCGAGCTGAAAGCGTACCAGTGCAGCGCGGACGTTTGGACTATTGGGTATGGCCACACTCGTGGTGTGCGAGAAGGTGATGAGATCTCGGAGGATAAAGCAGAATATCTGCTGCTGGAAGACCTCAAACATTTTGAAAAATATGTAGATCAACTCGTTACCACTAGCCTAAATCAAGACCAATTTGACGCTCTGGTTGCCTGGACCTTCAATCTAGGGCCGACGAACCTCAAAGAAAGCACCTTACTTTTACGCCTTAACGCGGGCCAATATGATGACGTGCCCGCACAAATGGCCCGTTGGAACCGCAGCAATGGCGAGGTTCTAGCCGGGCTGACCAGGCGCCGCAAGGCAGAGGGTCTCCTATTCCAAGGGCTTGATTGGCAGGATGTCTAACCTCGCTTTAAAAGACTTCGACATTCTGAGCGATCAAGATAAACAGGAGGCTCTGGCGCTTCTCGATCGCTATAAATCCTTAGAAAAACAAGAGGAATGCCAGAAAGACTTCATTTCGTTTGTGAAGAGTCAGTGGCCCGGATTCATTGAGGGCCGGCATCACCGCATCATTGGGGAAAAGTTTAATAAGATCGCTGCAGGTAAGCTCAAGCGCCTGATTGTGTGTCTACCTCCGCGTCACACAAAAAGTGAGTTTGCCTCCACTTTTTTTCCCGCCTGGATGATGGGGCTGCGGGGAGATCTGAAAATTATACAGACCACACACACCGCAGAGCTGGCGGTTCGCTTTGGACGGCGAGTCAGAAACATCATTGACA